ATATCGAAGGAATGTCAAATACAAAAAAGCCCGATAGATACTATCGGGCTTTTTGGCTTACTTCGCACTCCTCCACGCCTCTATGGGAGAGACATACTCATAGGTCTTTTTTGAGAAATCGCACTTGTGACCACCGAAGGCCATGGCAATAACGAACCCGAGGAGTAACGTGAGCTGTACCGACCGCTTGAACATCACGCCACTTTTGAGTATCAGCATGATCTTTTCCAGTAAAGTCTTAAACTTATTCCCCATTCCAGAAATCCTTTCCGCTAATTTTTATCTTTGGTGGATCGACGCATCCATCCATTTCTGTCAAAATCTCTATTATTGCGTCCCTTTCATCGTTCGAAAAAACTATATTTACAGGGCTCTTTGTACCGTCGTCGAACACTATTTCGAAGGGGGTTTTCTCGTAATTGGAGGGCAGCTCTTTTGCAGGCTCCGAAAAGGAGACAATATTTCTCATCAGCTCACGAATAAGATTGAAATGCTCCCTCTCCAATATTATTTCTCGGCTCATTACCTGTCAAGGTTAGCAATAAGAAGTTTTATCTCTCCAAATGATTTTTCAATATACAGCCTGACATCAACGATGGTTCCATTCACTTGTTTTATATCGAACTTCATTTCGAGAAAATCTTGTTTAATCTTCTCGATATCGCCAGTAACCTCGGTTTTTGTGTGTGAAATTAACTCTTTAATATCGGCCTGGTGTACCACCAACTCCGATTGACATTTAACTCTTTGGGCTTCTATTTCGGAAAGTCTCATTTCGATTTCCTTATATTTTTTTCCCATCCCGAAGGCCATCCCCATAATGGAAACGACCCACACTATAACTGTTGCACCCCATCCCGCATTGTCCCTTAGCCATTCCATTTCTGCACCCGCATATCATAAAATCCCTTCGCACGATTTATTTATGAGTATTATACCACTTCCAGAAATCCCTCTTCATTCAGAGGCTCCCAATGGCAGTGCCAGTGCATAGCACCGCTTGCTTGGGCTGCACTATTGCCATGATTTATCTCCTTACACCACTGTACCGAAACTGACCCGCTGAACCTTTTGAGTCATCGGGCTCGTGGAATCCTTCGCAACGATGAACCGGCCCACAAGCACACAATGGTCCTTTATCACGTCGGGAAGATCCGTCACCATTTCACTCGCCAGGGCCAGGGCCTCGGAAGCAAATTTATTTGAAAGTGTATTCAGAAGCATTTTATTCGAATCATCAATGAGCCGGTAAACATAATTTATAACATATTCACCACCCGCGAGGGACGCGAGACCGGAGGCAGACTGATACTGAGTATTATTTATCTGAGTAACCGAGCTCGACTCCCATGCACCCGCGACACTCTTCGAATATAGAAACATATCGTTACTTGCCTCCTCGGTGTCAACCGCTGTACACGCAACCTCTGCTGTACCATGGGACACCGTGAGAGCTGATAACTCTATATATAATGTACTATTGTCGAGGGTGAATGTCGAAATAATGTCGGCAACCAGCCTTTTCTTCATGATTTCGAAGGTCTTTTCGGGCAATCCATACCCTGCCTGACCGTATGGGAGGACATAGAGAGTGTCCGAGAGGTCAAGGATCTTCAGGACCGGTATAATGCTGGAATAGTCGAAAGTGTCCTCATCGTCGTACTTTATCCACTCCGGAGCCCCTGCATTGAACCGGATACCGATATAGTTCATTCCCTCAGTAAGGGTAAGATCCTTGGTTGCTATGGTATAGTTCCCGAAATACCCACCCATGAGAGCCTCCGAGTAGAGAAACGCCGTTGCAGCCGGAGCCACATACACACCTGTCGCAAGGGCCGTTGGGAAAGTAGGGAGCGTCCCTGATATCCCTGCATACCTAGGAACATCCATGTACGAGCTGATTGCACTCTCAATATAGGCAAAATTGTCAATACTTAGAGTCGTTATGACCTCAGTAATGTCCTTGTTGTATATCAATGCTTCCGGAAGGTCCAGTGCAACCCCTATGGCACTATTCGCAAGAGCCCACTCCTGAAGGATGTTATTGACCTCATCAAGATCGTCAACCGCTATCAACACATCATAATATGTTGAATTGTAAAGGACTTGGCACACCCTGACATTTTTTCTCGTTACGCCGGTCTCATCAATACTCATCTCATCACCTCTATTATATTAGCCTGACGGCTTTTCCTAAATCTTCCATGGCATCGTCGGCCATGGAGTCTGCGTCTTCATCTGAGAATCCACCGAAACCGCCGTCATCCTCTCCCATGTCGCCACCTTCCATACCGCCCTGCTGCTGTTCCATGGCTGCGGCCTGCTTGGCCTGCATGAATACAGGGTTAAGGATAATGGCACCCTCTCCATTAGGGAGGGGAGGGAGGTCCTCTTCGGCTCGGACCTCATCTATTGTTTTTATGGTTTCAACGGATTTTTTCCGTAAATCTGCTTCGAAACTTTTATCCGTAGTATTCAGGCCATTGAAACGAAACCTCCAATCTTTGCCGAAATCGTATCCGGACCGATCAACGAACTTATTGATTATATAGGAGAACCCGTTCAATAGCTCCCTGAGCCCACGGTTTTTTGAGAATAGCTGCTTCGCATCCTGATTCTCTGACATAACCGATTGAGCCTGATTGAGCCTGAGCCCTATCTCAGCAGAGTCGGCACCCATGATTGAGCACGTCAAGGCTCCCATGAATTCCATGAATTTCTGATACTCCATGTCTCGGTTATTCGAGTAAAGGGGAAGGATCTTCGCGTCTGCATTAAGCAATGGGATATTCCACTGACCGTCCATCGCTGAAAAGTTAGCCGCCCATTCGTCTTGGGCATCCTCAAGCTGTTCCTGAGTATACCCAGATTCCTTGCCCATGGCAATCGCTATCTTGGGGATTGCACCCCTTGCGAGGCCATTACTATTGAAGGTAATCGAGTTTATAAAGGCTGTTATGGCGATATTGGCCTTTTCCGTGACGGAAATCCCCTGCCTGTAGTACCGAATGTCGTTTAATTCATTCGAAAGGTCGTAAATTATGTCAGTATTCCGGAAAGCAGCCACAATACCACCGCCCGTACTCCCATACAATAATTCCTGAACGAAGGCAATTTCTTCCACAGGAGGGATGTTTTCAAGCCTTGCCTTCCTGATCGCCTCTGAAATTTTGCTGTATCCTGAGCTCAGGCCCACTCCTATCTGTGAAGTGCTGCCGTAGAACCCGCCAGGGAGAACCGGTAGGATGGTTGCACCGTCAAGGGTCCAGAGAGCCACGGCCTGTCCCTTGCGGTCCCGCTCTATTTCCCATACCACTTTATCAATAAGTATGCGATCCCTGATATATTTCGTTATGAGGTCCCCGAAATCGACCTCTCTGTGCTCAATGTCGGTGTAATCGCTTCTGTGGGTATGCTCAATGAAATCCTCAAGGAATTCTTTCTGCTTCTTTCGCTCGGGAGTCATCGTCTCATCTTCACTTTTTAACGCAAATTCCCACCCAGGTACATCCTTGTCCACGGATATATTCGAGTACTCAATGGCCTGCTGTATTCGGAGGGTAATTATAGAGCCAACGATACCATTCCTACTCTCGACGAGCCGTAGAATCCTATCAGGTATCTTGTCCCTGGGGTAAACGATATTGTTGTATGATGCGTTATTCAGCCAATCGTAGTGGAGGCCCTTGGGTACCGAGTTTTTCACCTTCCGGTCAATACTCCTCACGAGGGACTGAGCTTCCTTCGCCGCACTCAGGTAATCGAGTGCAGACGAAGTTGCAGGGAGGTTACTCTTCGGTTGGGTTTGGCTCTTCTGCTGCTGGGGTTTCTTCCGTTTCTTCGCCATTTCCGCTCGCTATAACTTCATCGGATTTCCCGTCATCTTCAACAGGAGGCGTATCCACTGCCCCTTTTTTGTTTTTCTTCTCGGACTTTTGGGTTTTTAATGGAGTCGATACAATTGCGTTATTATCATCTATGTATACGGTATCGTCAAGCACATTTTGAGCGACCGCCAACATATTCCACAGATAGGCCAATGTCTTTGCCGTCGCCGGACTGACCCCGAATTTTTTATTCATGAGTAATTCCCGCTTCTCATGTGCCTCGAACACTAAGTCGAACGCCTTTTCAAATTTCATAATTACATCTCCTTTAACGCTACATCGTAGCTTTGTTGTTTCATTGACTCATAGACTATTAAATCTGTCAATTTCATCAAGTGCGATTGCTCAAAAAATTTGTCAAACAGAGGGACAAAATTGAGCTCCCTGATAAATGATAACAGTAAGACACCCTTAATCGGAAATACATTCGGATTTTTCTCCATGGGAATTTTTCGCTGTTCCTTTTTCTGTAGTATCAACGGCAAGGACAATGTTTTTGTCCAATCCTTTTGGTCCTTGCCTCCCACCTCTCGGTACCCGCCAGCATACGCTATGTAGTAGGTGTCGTCAAGGTTAATCCTGTATTTGCCTATTCGTTCGAATCTTGACATCGTTTATTCTCCCCTTTATCCGACTTTCCACATGTTAGACAATTCCCATAACTCACAGGAATCATCTCTTGCGACCTCACCTTTTCAAAATTCTCCTTGGAATGTCTTTCCATTTCCATTTCGATGTAATAGAGGGCTCTTGCCACCTGAATTATAGTATTAGGATTTATGCCATACAAGTCTCCATGCAGCACATAGGCCACGTTCATGAGGATATCATACTCATTGTTTTCGTAACGACGAATAACCATTTTGACAGTCTTGTAATTAAGTCGTTGCGGAAATCTGAAGGTTGACTCGTATGGCATAATAATGTAGTCTTGACCCCTCCTTATAAAAACAAAATCATATTTTGTCGCGTCCCCTGGTTCCCATTTCACACGGATAAAACACCCAGGCAAAGGATTAAACACTAATTTGTCGTCGAGTAGTTTTGTCATCAACCGTGACCTCCAATCGCCTCAATAATGTCACCCATCTTCAGCTTTTTACTCATTGCTCTGTACCTCCGTAGTTTTATTGGATGAATCTGACATCACCCTCTTCTATTATAGCAAAGCCCTTAATCAGGACAATGCACTTGGTTGCTATCGAAAAAGCCTGAAGAGATGAAAGGGGGAATTGACCGTCCTCCGAAGTGTGCTCTTTGTTGCAGCAAAATACTTTCATTTTATTATCCTTTCCATCTCGGATCTGTAAATTTTATAAATGGGGAAAAGAGCTCGGAGGTGCCATAATGCCCCCGACTTTTACACTTTCGTGCGAAGGTACTTGCCTTTAATCTTCCCCGACCTTCTGGAGCCTGTAACTGAAAAGACACTATCTGGACGAATGAGTCTTGTCAAGATTTTTTTGCATCTTTCTTCATTTTTTCTCGCTGGGCCCTTTTCTGGGCCTTCATGACCTCACGCATATTCTTACGCTCGGCCTTCTTGACCTCAAGTATATTCATCTTGGCCTTGGATTTCGAGCCTGACAGGACAGAGGGATTGCCTTTTGCCCTTGACAATAACTCAAGAGCATACATGTGGGCCTTTATCGCATCATCATACAGCTCCACGGGCTCATCTGTCGCATTGCCGTCCTTATCTTCCTTCCAGTGATAGACAACCGCCTCTTGGGCCGTCCTGGGGCACTTGTCGCCGTCAATTATCCACTTCTGGGACTTCATGTAGTCAATACCACGCTTCACTGACCCAGGGCCCTTTATCGCACCAATGGCACCGTACCCGTTCTGGAGCCATTCCTTAGTCTTAGAGGGCTCGGCACTGTCGCACCGGACTCCCTCACCCTTATGTAGCACGTCAAACTCCTCATTGATCTTAATTATTTCCATGTTGGTCTTTTCGAAGATGCATAATTCGTTGTAAGTGTACATCACGCCATCTTTCCACCCGATCTTGACAATGACCTGTGGATGATTGAACCCAAAATCCTGACCGACGTAAATAGCATCGAAATCGTCCTCTTCATACGGACATGTCGCGATGGTCCAGTTAGTGAAAATAATGTTACCGAATGCACCCCATTCCCCGAGGCAATATACCCGATAGAACTCATAATCTATGTCTCGATATCCCTCAAGGATTGCAGCCGTATCCTCATCAATGAAATTGTTGTCAAGATACGTTGAATGGACAATAAATACGCTCATTCCCTTAATTTTCTGGCCATTGCCCCCGATTTTATCCCTTTGGTAGGATCTCAGGTCAAAGAATTCCCGCTTCAACCAGTGTTTATCGTGGACCGGATTCCACATCAATGTGATCTGGAAAGGGATGTCGAGCTGCTCCCCCATCTTCTGACCCCGCAGACGAATGTTTAATTGGTCAAAATCCTTCTGCGTTACCTCACTCGCCTCCTCGATAACGACATCGGTTAATATCCCCACGGGGAATGTAAAACTTTTAATTTTTTCTATATTGTCGAGCCCTTTGAATACCGCCATGTAACCGGTTTTCTTGACCGTGACGGATAAATCAGTCTTATTTATCTGGAAGAGGGACCCGAGCTTCATCTCGTTAATGAGCTGGACCATGAGGGCATACGTCGAGACTTTATTGGTTGCTGCCACTTTCCTTGTTATCAGAAAATTGTGCCCTGGTTCAGCCACCAGCTTGTAGATGATGTCTTGAAACTCGGTGTAAGATTTTGAGCTACCCGCACCACCGAAGGAGAGCCGGACCCTTGATTTGCTTTCAAAAAAATCCCAGAACTTGGGATTCATGAGCCCGTAATAATCGGTAAAATCTACCAGCATTACAGTGCCGTCGTTGTTCCCGTAGTCATAGTGAACTGGACCCGCATCAACTCTTCTATCTCATCGAATTCGTACTCCCTGAAGAAATCGAATGCCTCCACTCTCTTCTCGAAATTGCTTGAGAGTTTTGACTTTTCGGCCCCGAGGAGGCCAATCTGTTCAGACAAGAACATCCCTATGAAGTTGTTGGCAGGGAATTTCTTTATCCTGTCCTGAAATTTCTCCAGCTTGGCTATCTCCATTGTCAATTCGAGCTGCTTACCAGCATGGCTTGTTGCCCACGCACTCTGCGTGGAGTCAAGGAACATGTCGATGTTTGGAGGATTCTTGTCAATGATACTCGCCAGGATTTCAAGTATCACCTGAAATACATAGGCACCGTAGTCAACCGAGTCCTCGCCAGTCTTATCGTAGTTGTCCCGAGTATCGGGATCTTTTAGGATGAGATAGGCTTTGTTGATCTCCTTCATCTCGTCCTCTGACCCTCTCTTGTCGGGATGGGCCTCCTTGGCCTTGGCCCTGAAGGCTGCCTTGAGCTCTTCAGGGCTCGCACCCGCCTCGACCCCGAGCGTATCGTATAGAGTCTTTTTAGCTTTCTTCATCGTCTGGTTTTTCCCCTGGTCGGATTGCCTTTTTGATTATGATATCCCCTGTTACTTCTGCCTTTTCAACGATCATATTCTGGATCTTGGCCCTGAGCTCAAGAGCCTTGACCTTGGGATGCATCTTGACATCG